TATTAAAATTTAATCAAATACATGCTACAACATTCTACGGAAATGTTCAGGGTAACGTAAGTGGAACAGTTAGTGGCCGCGCAGGCAGTGCAGATAGACTTGCTAGTGCAACTACATTTACGTTAAGCGGCGATGTTGAGCCAAACAGTTTTTCTTTTGATGGACAAACTGGCGGAAGCACTAAAACATTTAATGTTTCAATCGCTAATAGTTTTATATCAAATAAAACAGTAACATATGATGCAAGCAATGCTGACGAATTGTTATTAAACGTAACTACAGGAACAACGGGTGTTTATAAAATTACTAAGCGTAATTTTCTAAAATCAATACCATTGGTGCCTCCGGGTGCAATTATGCCATTTGGTGGAACTGAAGCACCAACTGGATGGTTAATATGTGACGGAAGTGAAGTTAAACGTTCTGATTTCACTGAGTTATATAACGTAATTGGATTTAACTTTAAAGACCCTGCACTATTATCTGATGCTGGTGTTAACTATTTTGCGCTTCCGGACATGCGTGGTAGATTCCCACTAGGTCTTGATAACTTGGGAGGCCCAAGTGCTAATAGAGTTACTAATGCTGCGGCTGACCAAATCGGCGGAAACTTAGGTGCAGAGTCAACTTCAATTGGAATTGATAACTTACCTGAACATGAGCACGATATGGAAGGTAGTAACGGTAACCAATACTACGGAATTCGTGAAGCATCTGGTGCAGCAGAAGACGTTGGCGCAATTACCCTTTCGATAGAACCAGGGCTAGGCGGCACACAAGGTCTAGCACAAAGTGGTGGTGTAAAAACAACAGGTGTATTAGGCACTGCATTAAATGTAATGAACCCATACTTAGCATTAAATTATATAATTTACACTGGAAAATAAAACATGAGTTATCAACTAAACAAGACAGACGGAACACTGCTAACAGATTTAATCGACGGGCAAATTGATAATAGTAGCACTAACCTTGTGTTAGTTGGTAGAAATTATTCCGGGTACGGTGAATATTTTAATGAAAACTTTATTAAGTTATTAGAAAGTTTTGCAAATACTGCTGCTCCTAGCAATCCGTTAACAGGACAGGTATGGTGGGATGTAACTGATCAGCGATTAAAAGTATACGACGGTGCAGTATGGAAAGCATCCGGCGGACCATTTGTACAAGATTCGCGACCACAAATGGTTGCCGGCGACTTATGGATTGACAACCTAAACAATCAGTTGTATGCATATGACGGAACAGATACTATATTAATTGGTCCACAATATACTGCTACTCAAGGGCAAAGCGGATTTGTAATTGGAAGTTTGTTAGATTTACAAAGTCGTTCACGTACTGTTTCTTATTTGTATATAGGCGGAACACTGTCAGGAGTGTTTAGTAATTTAGAATTTACACCAATTTATTCTCAGAGAATATTAGGACTAGTTACTGATACAAATCCGAACGGAACAATATACGAAGGCTTTAATGTTATTAATAAAGATACATTTAAGTATCACGGAATTGCATCAGGCGCGAACTCACTTGTAACAGGTACAGGCGTTGTTAGAACAGCTGACCAATTTTTACCATCAGATTCAAATGGTATTACAGTAGGAACTTTAACTGTACAAAACTCAGGTGGATTAACAATCGGTCTGTCGCAAAATAACGTACAAAAAGTTGTTGGCCCACGTTTTTATATTGAAAATCAGCTTACAGATCACGATTTAAGTTTGCGTGTTAAATCAAGCGCATATGGATCGGTTACAGTTGATGGTATTTACATTGATGCAAGCGAAGGTCGCGTAGGTATATTTACAACAGATAGACTTCCTGAGTATACTTTAGACGTAGAAGGCGATTTAAGAGTAACTGGAAACTTATTAATTGAAGGCGATACTACAAGTATTGATGTTGCAACTTTAAGAGTAGAAGATAAAAACATTGAAATTGCAAAAACAGCTGACGGTACAGTGCTTGATCAAGCTGATGCAGATAACGCAGGTTTAATATTAGACATTACTGAAGCAGCAGTTCCTAAACAAAAGCTTCTTACTTGGAAACAAGCTACTAATGCATGGACATCTAACGTAAACGTAAACGTCAGCGACACTGCTAAATCTTTTATGATCGGCGGCGTTGCAAAATTATCCAATACTACTTTAGAATCTACAGTTATTAACAGTAGTTTAGAAAATTTAGGAACGCTAACAGAACTACAAGTTGATGAAATTAATGTCAACGGTAAAACAATTAGTTCAACTAACGATTTGCGAGTAGTCTCAACAGCAGGTATTTCTATTACAGCAGCGGGCGATATTGCTATTGCAGATAATCAAAAGATTACCGGACTTGCTACACCAAATAACGATCAAGATGCTGCAAATAAATTATATGTAGACACAAAAGTTGCAGTAGAAACAATTGCATTTAGTATGGATATTACCGGTCTTGGTAGCGGAGTGACTTTGCAAAATGCAGTAGCAGCATACTTGGCAGATATGTATCCAGTAAGTTCAATAAACGCAAACAAACTTGCAAAGATACATGCTACTTCCTATGCAGGTGCAACAGTTGACGGCGTTAACGTTGAAGCAATTAAAAATGTAAGTTATATTGCAGTTGATTCAAATGGTACACAAAATGAATCAGTGGTGCAAGATGTAGTTTTTGCTCCAGAAGGCGCCTCAGGACTAGTTGTTCTTACACCAACAAGGTCATTAATGGTATATAAAGCAGTAGGTAACGCCTGGGTGCACCAGACAACTACAGCATATTAAAAAACGATAAATAATAGATAGTACTAGGGGTTAAACTAACATGGCATATCAAATTGATAGATATAATAATACATTATTAACAGTTGTCGAAGACGGCACGGTTGATCAAACTACCGATCTTAAATTTATCGGTAAAAACTATGCCGGTTACGGCGAAATCCAAAACGAGAACTTTCTTTATTTACTTGAAAATTTTGCAGGAGCAAATCAACCAGCAAGACCATTAAGTGGACAAGTTTGGTTTGATACTGCTGGAAGCAAACTTAAATTTTATGACGGCGCAAAATGGCGCACTACTGGCGGCGCTGAAATTGGATCAGCTGAACCAACTGGTTTAGCAGTTGGAGACTTTTGGTGGGACTCTGGCAATGATCAGTTATATGTATATAACGGTACGAACTTTGTATTGATTGGCCCACAAAACGCAGGCGAAGGTGTAACCCAAATGCAAAGTCTAGAAGTTCTAGACGATATTGGCGGCGTAAGAGGAATTATTGGCGCAACTATCGAAGACGAAGTTGTTATGGTTATTAGTCCGACAGAATTTACATTATCAGATGCTACTCCAGTAATTGGTTTTGATAGAGTCAAAAAAGGTGTAACTCTTGTTAATACTAAATTAGATACAAGCGGTGTTACATCAACACCGCATTATTTCTGGGGAACAGCTTCTAATTCATTAAAATTAGGTGGCAGAGATGCATCAGAATATGTATTAACAGCAGTTGGCGAAAATACAATATTCAGCTCAGTTGTAGAATTTCCAGATGCTGGACTTTTTGTAGGCGATTCACAAGATCTTCAAATAATTGTTGAAAATGGCACTGAAGGTGTTATTCAAAACGTTTCAGGCAATAACAGTATTATTAAACTAAAAACAACTGATTCACAAGGAGTTGTAACACACGTTGCAACAGTTAATTCAACTGGACTTATCCCTGCAACTGATAACACATTTAATATAGGCAGTGCTAGCTTGCGTTGGGCAAATGTTTATGCAGCTAACTTTACAGGTCTTGCAGAAAAATCCAGCGCATTAGTAGTTAGTGGAACATCTAGAAGCGGTGATATTAGTGCATCTAATAATTCTGTTGCTGTTCGTGATGCAACTGGTAACATTGCTGCAAACTTATTCCAAGGTACTGCAACACAAGCACGATATGCTGACTTAGCAGAAAAATATACAACTGCTGAAGAGTACCCTGTTGGTACAGTTATGGCAGTTTGCGCACACGAAGATCACGAAACTGAAGCAGCTAATACTAACAGTATTGCAATTGGTGTGATATCACATGCACCTGCATACTTGATGAACAGCGAATGCAACGGACAAGCAATTGGTTTAAAAGGACGAGTTCCTGTGCGTGTAGTTGGACCAGTAAAGAAAGGTCAAGCAGTATACTGCGGTGACAATGGCACAGCAAATGCTGTATTAAATGGTTGCTGTTTAGTTGGAGTTGCATTAGAATCAAGTGACGACGCTTCGGAAAAATTAATCGAATGTGTACTTAAAGTTTAAGGATTACTAATGGCCGATATTACCGCAACTCGAATAAACAATTTACACGAAAAGATTAAACTTGTTCTAGGAGTTGGAGCAGGACAAAATGGATATGGACAAGTTCTTGTAAGTTCTCCTGTTTCAAATTTAGGAGATATTGCATCTGCAGAAGACGTAAATAATATCTACGCTGATGTATTAAAGGCTAGAATACACCAAGTCGGTGTAGGTGATATTGGTATTGCAGAAGTAATACAAAATTTAAATACTATTGCATTAGATACAAGTAATTTTGTTGATGACGATGGAATTACAACACCTGATCCTGAAGGAAATAAAAAGGGTATTGTTGATTTTGAAAACTTAATGTCATCAGTTGAAATTGATAAATTTTTAATGCATCCGTCGCAAGCTGCACTTGAGCCTGCAATTAACAGTGTGAGAACTGCTACTTGGAATGGATTAATTAAACACCAAGTAATTGTAACGTTTACTGATGAAAACGAGCGTAGATATTTTTTTAACACTGGCGGCGAAATTAGAATTAGTGCAAACAATACTAGTGCATCTACACCTAAAGGACTAGATTGGGCTGAAGTTTGCTCACAAGTAGGAATAGTATCATTTAGTGCTAACAATACGCAGAGTACGCAAGGTGGTGCCCAGAGTATTGGTAATTATACATTAACTTCTTCTGATCAAACAGTATATCAAAAAATTGGCGGCGGCACATATAGTACAGTTTACGCAGGAAACATTTATACAATAAAAGCTAGGTCAGAATCTGATAACACTATTATATTTACAGTTGAGTTTAATGACGTTGTGTTTGATAACAACGTCGACAATAATGTAGATGGACGACTTGAAAGTACTTTTCAACATTATCGGGCAAGCGCCGATGTTGATGTTGCTGCACCTGCGTATTTTAATCAAATCACTCTTGCATAATTCGGCTTTAATTGTTTTAACAATTAAATAAAATAAATACTGGGTAAAGAGAGTACTGATGGCTACAACTACAACAATATTAGCAAGTAGATATAACACGCTTAGAAATTTAACAAATAAAGTTCTAGGAGCGTCTGTATCAGCATCACCTAATTATGGTTACGGTCAAGGATTTTCAACTTCTGCAGTTGTTGGATCTAGAGCTGATTCGACATTATCAACTGTTAATAAAATAAGTGCGCAAGATTACGAAGATTTATACATTGACTTAGTAAGAACAAGGGCACATCAAATTGGATCTTTTGCAATATCTCCATTTGTTCTAGGTGACTACGAAACTAACTTAGCTAGCACTGATAAAGTTGAATTGGCATATATGACTGCGCTCGAATCATTAGCTGCCCAAATAGAAACAGATAGATTTTTAATTCATCCAACGCAATTTAATCTAGACACTCTTAAGAATACTCAAGGTGCCCCGCTTGTTAGTACACGATTAAATAGTGCCAATGGCACATGGAATGGGGTTATTACACATATTTTTACAGTAACATTTGAATCAGATGTTAAAAGACGTGAATTTTTTAATGCCGGTGGAGAAATTCGATTAAGCGCACTTGTATCATATGTAGGTAGTCAAGCAAAAACAGTTGATTGGCAAACAATTTTAGCAGCAATGGGTAGTATTAGTTTCAAAGCTAATAATACTGCCAGCAATGTTGCCGGTCAGGGCACAGGCTATCCGATTGGAAATTATCAATTATCTAGTACATACCAACGTGCTTATTCTCGTACCGGCGGAACAACATATGCAAGAAATAACTATACTATAGATGTATTATCACTGAATACATCTACAATACAGTTTAAAGTTTCGTTTGTTGACGGACAACCAAACGATATTACATATGGTATCGACGAAGCAGTATTTGGAGACTTTACTAGCAGAGCTGAACTTGCTCAACCAGACGGAGTAGTAACAATTAATGGAATTGAGCATCCGACTGTATTATTTCCTATTGCAAAGTTACCAAAAGGTTCAACTGTTTCGAATCTAGGATAACCATCTTTTAGGTTGACGCAGATCAAAATTTGTTATATACTGTACAAGTATATTAGGAATAAATTATGGATCAGCGTTTAAAAAAAGCAATTGATTTTTCTAATTATGCGGTTACTCTTAGTAACCAAAAACGCATATTAAACGAAAAATTTAAAGAAAGTTGTGTATATTATTTTAATGGTAGTCAATTTACTATTACTCAAGAAATTATAGGATTCTGTCAAGCATTAGCACATACTACTTCAATTATATTAATTGATGACAACGGTATTCCAGTTAAAATTGATAACTTGTTAAGTTTTACAGCAGATATTATTGAAATATACACTAACGCATCTAATGAATATTTAGATGAATATAACGAATTAAAAAAATCTAGATCAGTTGAAAAATTAATAAATTATGAGTAAAGGTGCAGTACTAATTGCTAAAAATAATAAGTACGTGGACTATATTAAGCAAGCAGTATTTCTTGCGCAACGTATTAAAAAATATTTAGATATTCCAACTACTATTATTACTGATAACA